ATGCAGGTCGATGTGGTGCTGTTCTGCGATACCGGACTGGAATTCCCACAGCTTTATGACCATATCCGAAAGGTCGAGGAAAACACCGGCATTGAGGTGACGACCGTCAAAAGCGAGCATTCCTTCGAGTACCTCATGTTCGACAAGCCGATCAAGCGGAAGAAAAAAGAACTCCGAGGAAAGACCGGATACAGTTGGGCAGGACCGCTGATGCGATGGTGTACCAATCTTCTGAAAACCGTACCCCGTGAGAAATATCTCAGGGAGCTTCGGAAGAAATATGACATCATCGAATATGTCGGCATTGCCGCCGATGAGACGGAACGCATCACGCACAAATGCAACTGCCGACCGAATGTCCGTCTGCCGCTTGTGGAGTGGGGCATGACCGAAGCCGACTGCCTGCAATACTGCAGGGAACGCGGCTATGACTGGGGCGGTCTGTATGAGAAATTCGGACGGGTATCCTGTTGGTGCTGTCCGCTGCAGCCGCTGAACGAGCTGCGGATTCTGTATTTCGATTTCCCCGATCTCTGGAAACAGCTCAGAGCATGGGATGATGCAACATGGCGCACCTTCAAGCCCGGATGGTCAGTCCGGAAACTGGAGGCTCGTTTTGATTTTGAACTGGAATGGCAGACGGACGGTAACCAGCTTGGCACAAAGGAATTCCGCAAAGCCCTGAAAAAGAGACTGGAGGATGTCGATGGCTGATGTGAAATGTGAGCTGTATCACGATAACTTCCAGAACTTCAAATCCTACTGCATCCCAAAAGCACAGCTCGTCATTGCTGACATTCCGTACAACATCGGCGGCGACTTTTATGCCAGCCGTCCCGACTGGTATGTGAACGGTGACAATCAGAACGGTGAAAGCAGCAAAGCGCACAAGGCTGCATTCCACACGGATTACACCTTCAACATCGCTGAATACTTCGCCTTCTGTAACCGGCTGCTCAAAAAGGAGCCGTCCAAAGGTGAGAAGGATGCTCCCTGCATGATCGTATTCTGTGCCTTTCAGCAGATACCCGAGGTCATCCGGCAGGCGGAGAAATACGGCTTCAAGAAGTATCAGTTTTTGTGCTTTATGAAGAATTACAGTCCGCAGGTGCTGAAGGCGAACATGAGGATCGTGGGCGCAACGGAATACGCTCTGGTGCTGTATCGGGGAAAGCTGCCGAAGTTCCGCAATGCCGATGCAGATGGCAAGAGGCACATGATCTTCGACCATTTTGACTGGATGCGGGACGGCAAGGATATCCCGAAGATACATCCTTCGCAGAAGCCGGTAAATCTCCTGAAACGGCTGATCGGGATATTTACCGACGAGGGTGATGTGGTCATCGATCCCTGCGCCGGTTCCGGCTCAACGCTGCGTGCGGCGAGGGAGCTTGGCAGACACAGCTACGGCTTTGAAGTCAGCCGGGATTTTTATAATAAAGCCTGTGAACTGATGCTTGGGGAGGATACCGATGACGAAGCATGAATGCGCGGTCGTGACCGCTTACACAGAGATTTCTATGCTCAAGGGCGATGATCTGAAATATCTGTATGACTATCTTTCCGGCTTTATCGGCAGACCGGTGTATACACACGAGATTCCTGCGGTGGCGATGGCTTACAGAGAGCAGATCAGGGAGGACTTCCTCGATCTGTGCAGGAACGCAAAGGAGGCGGATGATGGATAAGAAACACTTGACCCTCGGCAGCCTGTTTGACGGCTCGGGGGGGTTTCCGCTTGGCGGCATCCTCGCAGGGATCGAGCCGAAGTGGAGCAGCGAAATTGAACCTTTTCCGGTGCTTGTCACGCACAAGCGACTGCCTGGGGTGAAGCACTACGGCGATGTATCCACACTGAACGGTGCAGAGCTTCCGCCGGTGGATATTATCACCTTCGGCAGCCCTTGTCAGGATCTGTCCATTGCTGGAAAGCGTGCCGGAATCCATGACGGTGATCGGTCGAACCTGTTCTTTCAGGCGATCCGTATCATCAAAGAAATGAGGGATGCAACAAATGGACGATATCCGCGATACTGCGTCTGGGAAAATGTCCCCGGCGCTTTCTCATCCAACGGAGAAAACGACTTCAAGGCTGTCCTCGAAGCAGTTATCGGAGTTAAAGAAAAAGGGATCGAGGTGCCTGCGCCTGAAAATCACAGATGGGCAAAATCAGACGTATATCTGGGAGACGGATGGAGCGTGGCTTACCGAGTTTTCGATGCTCAATACTGGGGTGTCCCCCAACGCAGAGCAAGAATCTACCTTGTCGCAGATTTTGCTGGCGGAAGTGCCGGAGAAGTATTATTTAAGTCCGAAGGCGTGTCTGGGTATACTCCGCAGGGCTTCCGTGCGTGGCAAGGAGCTGCCGGAGGTGCTGAAGAAGGCACTGGAGAGACAGGCGGGCGGTCTGACGCTGGAGGTGGAACCCTCTGCCTGAATACACAGGGCAACAGCGGCGTCGGCATCACCGAGAACAAGGCTCTCGCACTGGTCGCACAGGATCACGGCAACCATCCGGCGGTACTTCATGCGGCGGGATTCTCCACAGAACACAGTGCCAAAGCACGCAGCATCGGATACGAGGAGGAAGTCTCCCCGACACTGAGAGCAGGTGTTGTTCCTGCGGCACTCTCGGTCGAAAACCATCCGACGGACGGTCGTGTGAAGATCCGTGAGGACGACACCTGCCAGACACTTTGCAGCAGAGCCGGGACGGGCGGCAACAATGTACCGCTTGTCGCTGAACCGATCACGCTGAAAATCAGGTCAGGCTGCGAAGGCGGCGGCAAGGGCGCTCTCTGGCAAACTGATAAATCTGCTACGCTTGCTACCAACAACAACCAGACACTCTTTCAGCCAGAGATCAAAGCCTTCGGTGTATGCAGCAAGCATTCCAATGCGATGATGTCAGACAATCCACACAGCGGCTTCTATGAGGCAAAAACGAGCAGAACGCTCGATCAAAGCGGTGGTCATGCGATTTCGAGCAATCAGGGCGGCATCTGCGTGGTAGCACCTGCGCCTGAAACCTTCGATGTGCGTTTCACATCAGACGGTACAAAAAACGCTCGTGGGCATTGTTACCCGACAGACATTTCCCGATGCCTTGATACGAGCGAGGCGAACCCGGACAGCAATCACGGAGGAGTTGCGGTGGTGGCTCTCGAACCGGGGGCGGCATCCCGTATCGGCGGTCATGTATACAGTGACGGCAAAAGCGGTACGCTTCGAGCCAATGCCGGCGATAATCAGCAGGCTGTTGTGGTCGCCGAGCCGGAGACCTATGCTCTGCAAGGCTCGATGATCGGTCGTGCCGACAAGAACGGTCCGCAGGGTGATGGCATCAATGAAGATGTGTGCTTTACGCTGAACACAACAGACAGGCATGCTGTCGCAGCACCGGATGCCGATCACTACAGCACAAGCAAGAATTCTCACCACACAGTCGCCGCACATGAACAGGCAAACACGCTGGTCGCATCCGACTGGAAGGATCCTCCGCTTGTGAACGACCTTCCGAATGACGAGCCGGTATATATCGTTCGTCGTCTGACTCCGGTGGAGTGCGCCAGATTGCAGGGATTCCCCGACTGGTGGTGTGCCGACCTTGCGATTCCCGATCCGACCGATGAGGAGATCACCTTCTGGACGGAGGTCTGGGAGACATGGCGGCGGGTCACAAACCCCAAGGGAAAACCGAAAACTGAAAAGCAAATCAGGAAATGGCTTGCTGATCCCTACACGGATTCCGCAGAGTACAAGCTGTGGGGCAACGGGATCTCACTGCCGATTCCATACTTCGTGCTTTCGGGTATCGCTTGGGTGGCGCAGAGAGATACACAAAAGTGAACGCATAACGCGCCCGTTTTGAAAGCATCGGAAAAAGACGAACCTGCGTCGGTTCAGTGCCGATGAGATACACTTATTTCGGATTTCTTGTCTCCGCCAAGCTCGATCTTTCCGTGCTTTTCCTCATATTTTTCAATGCAATCACGGATCAGGATCAAAACCTGACTGTTGGCAGAACGACCTTCGTAGTCAGCAACAACGTGAAGTTTATCAAGCATCTCCTCTTCAATGCGGATGGATACACTTTTGATAGCCATAAAACGAATTCCTTTCAGATATATTATGACTTTATTTTAGACCTATTCTGTGGTATAATGTTTGAAATGGATATAAATTGTATCTAAAATATATCTATAAGGAGTTGCACGATATGAAAATAGCAATTATTGGCTCACGAGGACTTCATGTGAATGACCTTGAACGGTATCTGCCGGAGGGTATCACAGAGATCGTCAGCGGAGGAGCGAGGGGTATTGATTCTGATGCACGGGCATACGCAAAGGCACACGGCATTCCGCTGAAGGAATTTCTGCCGGATTATGAACGCTTCGGACGAAGCGCCCCGCTGAAACGGAATCTGGAGATTATCGCCTATGCAGATGTGGTGCTGGCATTCTGGGACGGACAGTCACGCGGCACGAAATATGTGATAGACCATTGCCGGGAACAGCACGTTCCGGTCAGGGTTTTCGCACCGAGAAAGAAATAGTAATAAAGAAGCCATGCAGCAAATTGTGAACATTCTGATACTAAATCAGATGTTCTGCCGCAGGGCTTCTTTCTATTCTGTACTATGCACAATCTAAAGGGCAGACACGCCCCGTACATTCTCCGTTTTACAGTCTTGCATTCCGGGGCAAAAGACGGTAATATGTGACTACGAAAACGCCGCAGCCCAACGCACAAGGCTGAGGGGCGGCAGTAAAAACGGAGGTAATCATATGGAAATCAAGTTCAATATTGAAAAGAGCCAGCGCAAGGCACTGGCACAGAAAATCGGCGAGCTGACAGGAGCAGAGGTCAAGTACCTCGGTGTACCGGGCTGCAGATACCAGATCGACTTCTTCACCCTGGACAAAAACGCAGTCCTCAGTTTCAGCGACCGCATCGACACAGATATCGTGAAGAAGGTACTGAATGGGCTTGCAGAGGCAGGATATGAAAGCAAAACAGTAGCACCGCCGGAAGAAACGGATGCTTCGGCTGAATCAGAGCCGGATATCCCTGACGAACCGAGCAGCGGATTTCCGCTGCGCGCAAGCATCAGCTTCCCGATTGCAGAGCACACGGTGCAGAGCCTTACAAACCTTATCTGCATGATCCACTCCCGCGGCGCACTTCTCAGCAAGGCGACCGGCGGAGAATTCTTCGCAGACAAGAGCCTCGCCGATGCGATCCTCGATGACAAGACCTTCCGCAGCATCCACGAGCTTATCGCCTACATCAGAGTATGGGAGGAAACGAATCCCGAACTGAAGGGCATCCGTTTCGCCGATGACAAGCTGATCTTTGACGGCTTCGGTGTAGCACAGGATGCCGAGACGGTGCAGACCTTTACCAAACTGGCAGCCGCCATGAACAAGATGGCGATCACGCAGAAACGTGTGCAAGCAAAGGATGTCGATGACAGCAACGAAAAGTACGCACTCCGCATCTGGCTGATCCGCCTTGGGCTGAACGGTGCTGACTTCAAGGCTGACCGCAAGCGCCTCATGACTCCGCTTTCCGGACACACCGCATTCCGCAACGATGAGGAGCGTGAACGCTGGGAGGCAAAGCAGAAGGCAAAGCGTGATGCTGCCAGAACCGAACTGACCGAGGAGGATGAAAACGATGCAGTTTCCGAATGAACGACAGCTCAAAGCCTTGCGGGAGCGTTATCCCGAAGGCACCCTTATCCGACTGAAGCACATGGATGACCCTTATGCACCCGTACCGCCCGGCACGGTCGGAGAGGTTCAAATGGTCGATGACGGCGGCAACATACACATGGTCTGGCAGAACGGCAGAAGTCTCGCCCTGATCGAAGGCGTGGATGATTTCCAGGTCATTTCTGACCGCAATGGGGGCCACGGAAAATAAGAGAGCCTATTCCATTGTATCCGAGTATACCATAGAATTTCAAGGATATCAAGTGTACACATACACCAGATATGAGCAATGTATTTTCCGCGTAATTCTGTACTTTTAGCGGCTTGCTATATTTCGCTAAAAGAGTTAATATGTGACACAACGAAGGGCGAAGCCCTACGGAATTACCGAAACGGAGGATACAAAAATGACTGAGAAGACCGCACAGCAGCAGAGCAGAATGAAGGAGCAGTCGATAGGGGTGGAGATCGAGATGAACAACATCACCCGCAAGGCTGCCGCAAAGCTCGCCGCCGACTTCTTCGGCACGAACCGCTACGAGGACACGGCCTGCCGCAACGGCTACTACACTTGGAGCGCATGGGATGCACAGGGGCGCGAGTGGAAATTCCAGAAGGACGTCAGCATCGCAGGCCCCGACAGCGAAAAGTGCGAACTGGTCACACCGATCCTGCACTACGCAGACATCGAAACCCTGCAGGAGCTTGTGAGAAGGCTCAGAAAGGCAGGAGCGCGCAGTGATTACACGCGGGGATGTGGAGTCCACTGCCACATTGGAGCCCAGGGACACACACCGCAGAGCCTCAGAAACCTCGCAAACCTTATGGCAAGCCACGAAACCCTGATCGCCGAGGCAATCAGAGTAGACCAGAGCAGAATGCGCCGCTACTGCAGAACAGTTGACCCGAGATTCCTTGAACAGCTCAACCGCAAAAAGCCCACCACGATGGCACAGCTTGCGGACATCTGGTACGGCGCACAGGGCTGCGAATACGGCAGAACCCACCACTACAACGACAGCCGCTATCACATGCTCAACCTCCACGCTACCTTCACCAAAGGCACGGTCGAGTTCAGACTTTTCCAGTTCGCACCGCCTTCCAACGGCAAGCAGAACGGCCTTCACGCAGGCAAGCTCAAGAGCTACATTCAGCTTTGCCTCGCAATGAGCCAAATGGCAAAAGACCTGCGCAGCGCAAGCCCGAAGGAACAGCAGAAGGAAAACAAAAAGTTCGCGATGCGGACTTGGCTGATGAGAATGGGCTTCATTGGCGACGAATTCGCAACGGCAAGAGAAACCCTCACCGAGAACCTTACAGGCGACAACAGCTTCCGCTTCGGCAGACCTTAAAGCCTGCCCTGCGGGGCGGAAGAACAAGCGGAACGGCACGGCGGCGCACACAGCACCCTCATCGCCACGTGTGGGGCGGAAAGGGTGTCCTCCGAACACATACCCAACTCAGTCAACCGAGCCACACAGGGGCAACACGGCGCGTTTGTGGGCAAAGCATAAAATGAACAACTTCCAGCGCAAAACCGCCCTGAATGATCTGTTCATTTACCCGCTTGATAATGCCGCCGAAAAGAGTTAACATGGCACTACCGCAAGGAAAAAACGCAAAGGAGAACATAGCATGAACAAGAAAAAATACTACATAGCCTACGGCAGCAACCTCAACATCCGCCAGATGCGGTTCCGCTGCCCAGGCGCAAAGCCCATCGGCATTTCCGCGATTCCTGACTACGAACTGCTCTTCAAGAGCAGCAAGACGGGAGCGTACCTCACCATCGAGCCGAAGGACGGCGGGCTTGTTCCGGTCGCCGTGTGGGAAGTGACAGCCGACGATGAGAAGCACCTCGACATCTACGAGGGCTACCCGAACTTCTACTACAAGAAGGAAGTCCGCCTGCCAATCAGGCTGGCAAACGGCAAGACCAAAAAGGTCACGGCATTTGTCTACATCATGCACGAGGAGCGTGAGATTGCGATCCCGTCAACGACCTACATCCGCACCTGCGAGGAAGGCTACCGCAACTTCGGATTTGATTTGAAGTACCTTGACAGGGCATACATGAGAAGCACAAAGGAGGACTGAAAATGAAAGAACAAGTTTTTGAAAAGCGTACATGTCCGAAATGCGGACGCACCTACACCGAGCGACCGGCGCTTTCCCGCAGCGACAACGAAACGCTGATCTGCCCCGACTGCGGAACGAGGGAAGCCCTCGACAGCATGGGCATCAGCATCGAGGAACAGGACAAGATCCTCGGCATTATCCACGAGAAGTACAACGGCGAATAAGTCGGCACAAAGGGGCGTTACAGCCCCTTTCCGCATTCTCAGGGATAACTTATCCCCCACTTTCCGGGCGTGACACGGCGCGTTCTGGCGCGAACTGTGGGCTTGTGTATATGTACCTGTTCAGCTTGCTGAAAACGGCGATTCTTCTACGATTTATTTTGCACATAGGCGTGGACTTTTCAGGCAAAAGGCGGTAATATGTGACACAACGGAAGGGCAGACAGCCCGCCGAAAACAAAAAACGGAGGTACAGCACCATGAAAACCCTGAAAATTTACAATCCGCTGATCGCACAGATCGCAAGTGAGAGCAACTGCTTCACCGCCCCCACTGAAGAGTACGCCGCAGAGCTTCTCGAAGCGCTGGAAAACGATGACGCCGACCTTGCCGAGTACGCTGACGACTATCACGGTGCAACCTACTACAAGAAGCTGCACAAGGTCACGATGAGCACCGATTGGTACGGCGGACGGCTTTACGGGCTGGCAACCTGTGAGGTGGACGATGACTGGACCGCCGAAGACACCGCACAGCTTAAGGAATACCTCAGCGGACAGTACAGTGATGGCTGGGGCGAGGGTTTCGAGCAGAGAGAAGTTTACAGCTACACGGAGGTCGAAACCAGCGAGGAGTACGACGAGGAAGCAGACGAATACTACGAAAGCGAATGGGATGTCCGCTACGATGTTTACATTTCCTTCTGGCAGGACGAGAACTTCAGGCTGATGACCGAGGCTGAACTGAAGGGCTGAACGGAACAGGGGCAGAGCTTAGGCTCTGCTCCCCCCTTTGCCCCGCGATAAAAGCCGCCTTACACGGCGCATTTGTGTGCCTCCTGCGGCAAGGCATAATATGTACAACAACCGACAAAAAATCGCCTTGCACATTCTGGTAGTTTAGCCGCTTGATATATCTGCCGAAAAGAGTTATAGTGTGTACAACGGAACGGGAAACCGAGCCGAAAACTACGAAAGAACGAGGTAAACACTATGTGGCACGATTCTGGCACCGACCAAGGAAGGCAAGACGGTGGTTCACTACTGGGCAAAGGTCTACGACGAGGGCAGCCAGTACGGCATCAACGAGGGCAGAATCAGTAAACTGACACTCAAGGAGAATGGCAAGGTCATCTACAACTACGACAGAGGCGAGGATGTACCCGAGCAGAACGAGGCTGCGGAGATTGCCCTTGCGATCCTGATGTACGAGTACAAGTAAATAGAACGGTCGGTGGGCGGTAGCATTAAGCCGCCCATCCAAACCAAGACGGACACACATATAAATTCAAGATGGATATACATAGGAGAGGCTTGCAGCACGCAGGCCTTTTCTTTATGCAGATTTTTTGAGAAAAGGAGTGATGCGGATGGCTCAGAGAGGCAGAAAACCGACGCCGACAGCAATCAAGGAACTGGAAGGCAATCCGGGCAAGCGTCCGCTGAATGATGCAGAGCCGAAGCCGGAACGCAAGGCACCGCCCTGTCCGAAGTGGCTGGAGCCCGAAGCAAAAAAGGAATGGCGCAGGCTGTCAAAGCAACTGGAGCAGATTGGTGTGCTGACCGAGGTCGATCAGGCGGCATTCGCATCCTACTGTCAGGCATACGCTCGTTGGAAAGAGGCGGAAGAATTCATGACACAGCACGGCACGATCGTGAAAACGAAATCCGGCTACTGGCAGCAGGTACCGCAGGTATCTATCGCACAGACATATCTGAAAATTATGAACAAGATCGCAGAGCAGTTTGGCCTGACCCCGGCGGCAAGAAGCAGGATCACGGCAGGCGCAGATATGAAAAACGCTGCCGTTGACGATATGGATGAACTTCTCGGAGGTGGCTGATGGCGAGAACGGCAAAGGCAAGAGAAAGACCTGCCAACTATCCGAAACTGAAGGATTATAAACCGACACGCTTTATGCTGCCGGAATCGCACTACGATGCGGCAAAGGCTGACCGAGCTGTGCGGTTCATCGAGAATCTCTGCCATACCAAAGGACGCTGGGCAGGAAAGCCGTTCTGGTTGCTGCCGTGGCAGGAACAGATCATCCGGGATATTTTCGGCATTGTCAAGGAAGATGATACCCGACAATTCCGCACGGCATATGTCGAAATACCCAAGAAAAATGGAAAGCAGCTTGCTCTGGATACACCGATTCCGACTCCACAAGGATTCACCAATATGGGCGATCTGAAAGTCGGAGATACAGTATTCGATGAAAACGGCATTCCGTGCCATGTGGTTGCGAAAAGTCCTGTGGATGATACAGAGCAAGCCTACAAGCTGACCTTCAAGGACGGCACCTCGATCATTGCCGGGGAACGACATCTGTGGAACATCGAAATCGATAGTAGCGGCAAACTCGTTTCAACTCGTGAGATTTACGAGATGAACACCGATATCAAAATCGTTTCAAGTAAATGCCCCGAGACATCAAACAAAGATATTCTGCAACATTGGGAGGCTTCTCACGGCAATAACCCTCGTTATCATTACCTGCTGGACATCCAGCCTGTGGATCATCCCGTGAAAATGCAGTGTATTCAGGTAGACAGTCCGAGTCATCAATATCTCGCAGGAACGTCATTTGTGCCTACGCACAATAGCGAGCTTGCCGCCGCTATCGCACTGTATCTGCTATATGCGGATAATGAGCCTTCCGCCGAGGTCTACGGCGCAGCCGCCGACCGTCAACAGGCATCCATCGTGTTCGATGTCGCCAAAAGAATGGTTGAGATGACACCGGCACTTCTGAAACGCTCAAAAATCATGGCGGCGACAAAGCGTCTGGTGAATTACAGTAATGTTGGCTTTTATCAGGTGCTTTCAGCGGAGGTCGGTACAAAACACGGTCTGAATGTATCCGGTTTGGTGCTTGATGAGCTTCATGCCCAGCCGAATCGAAGCCTTGTGGATGTTCTTACGAAGGGCTCCGGCGATGCAAGAACGCAGCCGCTGTACTTCCTGATCACAACCGCCGGTACCGACCGCAACAGCATCTGCTACGAATATCACACCAAAGCAAAAGATATTCTGGAGGGACGGCGTATTGATCCGTCCTTTTATCCGGTCATCTACGGACTGAATGACGGCGATGACTGGAATGCCGAGGAATCTTGGTACAAGGCGAATCCATCGCTCGGATACACCATCACCATTGACCGAGTGCGTGATGCCCACCGTGAGGCTCTGACAAACCCAGCGGAAGAAAACGTATTCCGTCAGCTTCGTCTGGATCAGTGGGTAGGCAGTGCGGTGGCATGGATTCCGGAGCATATCTACGACAGGGGTAATCTTCCAATCGACCTTGAAAAGCTCCGAGGACGGGAGTGCTATGCGGGACTTGACCTGTCCAGCACATCGGATATCACGGCATTTGTGCTGGTGTTCCCTCCGCTGCATGACGGCGAGAAATACATCGTTGTCCCGCACTTCTGGCTGCCGAGAGAAACGCTCGATTTGCGAGTACGGCGAGACCATGTTCCCTACGATGTATGGGAGCGCATGGGATTATTTCATATCACCGAGGGCAATGTGGTCGATTATAATTTCGTGCGGAAAACGATCAACGAGCTGCACACGATGTACAACATCAAGGAAATTGCTGCCGACCGCTGGAATGCCACACAGCTTATCACAGACCTTGAGGGAGACGGATTTACCGTTGTCCCGATGGGCATGGGCTTCAAGGATATGTCCCCGCCGATGAAAGAACTGTATAAGCTTCTGCTTGGCGGAATGTTTATTCACGGCGGTAACCCGGTTCTCCGCTGGATGGCAGGAAATGTGGTCGCTGAAATTGACGCGGCGGAAAATATCAAGCCGTCCAAGAAAAAGTCCACAGAGAAAATTGACGGCATCGTAGCATGGATCATGGCACTTGACCGCTGCATCCGCCACGAAATGCAGGGCAGTGTCTATGACGAACCCGGCCACGATCTTGTGGTCATCTGACAGGAGGTAATGTTTATGAGCTTTTTAAGCTGGCTCGGCATCAGCAAGCCGAGAGATGCGCCGATGCTGCCTGATATTCAGGACAATGTCCGTGATTCTGGAAATCTGTTCGTATTCGGCATGACGCACAGCGGTGAACGTGTCGATGAGCGCACGGCGATGCAGATCGTGACTGTTTACGCCTGTGTTCGACTGCTCTCCAACACCATCGCAGGACTGCCGCTGCACCTATACAGATACACCGGCAAGGGCGATGATAAGGAATTAGCCATTGACCATCCGCTGTACAAAATACTCTATCGGCAGCCGAATCCCGAAATGAGTTCATTCTCGTTCTGGGAAGCACTCATGTGCCACCTTTTACTATGGGGCAACGCCTATGCACAGATTGTCCGGGACGGCAAAAACGGCATCCTCGGTCTCTATCCCCTGCTTCCCGAAAATGTCGAGATCGACCGTGATCCGAAATCCGGCGACCTGATCTACACTTACCACGCCTACACCGACGAAAAGCCCGGTGAGCATGACAAGGATATTATCTTCCGCAGGGATGAGATTTTTCACATCCCCGGCTTAGGTTTTAACGGTCTGGTCGGATTCAGTCCCATTGCGATGATGAAAAATGCGCTCGGTGCTGTCATGGCTGTAGAGCGATACGGCAGCGCCTTCTTCAAAAACGGAGCGCAGCCTGCCGGAGTTCTCGAACATCCGGGCGTGCTGAAGGATCCGCAGAAGATCCGCGACAACTGGACAAAGGCATACGGCGGCGCACGGAACGCACACCGCATCGCAGTCCTCGAAGAAGGTATGCAGTATAAGCCAATCTCCCTGCCGCCGGAGGATTCGCAGTTTCTGTCCACAAGAGAATTCGATGTGGAGGAAATCTGCCGGATGTTTCAGGTTCCGCCGCATCTGGTACAAGACCTCAAACGCAGTACCTTCAATAACATCGAGCATCAGGGTATTGCATTTGTGCAGTATTCTCTTATGCCGTGGATCATTCGCATCGAAAAGGGCATCATGAAAGACCTTCTTCTGGAGGAAGAACAGAATGTATATTTCCCGAAATTCAATGTGGACGGTCTGATGCGCGGCGACTACCAGAGCCGAATGAACGCCTACGCTATCGGTGTCGGCAACGGCTTTATGTCGCCCAATGATGTGCGCCGTCTTGAAAATATGGACTTGATCCCTGACGATCAGGGCGGCAATGACTACTACCTGAACGGCTCGTATAACAAGCTGGAGGATGCAGGTGCGGCATATGCTCTGAATCAGCCGCAGGAACAGCAGGATACCGAGGAACAGGATGAGCCGGACGAGAATCCGGGCGAAGAAACCGATGACAGATTCCTGCGAAAAAAGCGCAGGAAGAAATACAAGAATGGGGGTATGTAAATGGAAAAGTTCTGGAATTGGATCCACGATGACAGCGGCGGCAGAGTTCTTCGTCTCGAAGGTCCTATCGACTCGGAGAGCTTCTGGGGTGATGAAATTACGCCGCAATCTTTCCGCGATGAACTGTATGTCGAGGAGGGTGACATTACACTTTGGCTGAATAGTCCAGGCGGCAATGTGTTCGCAGCAGCAGAAATTTACACGATGATACGTGATTATCCGCACAGGGTAACGGTAAAAATCGCAAGCATTGCAGCATCGGCGGCGAGCGTGATTGCTATGGCAGGAAATACTGTGCAGATGTCTCCGACCGCACTCCTGTTCGTGCATGATCCGTCCACAATTGCGATGGGAAACGCCAAGGACATGGAAAAAGCCATCGCAACACTGAATGAGGTCAAAGAGAGCATCATCAACGCATATGCCGCAAAAACCGGACTCAGCAGAAACCGCATCAGCAAGCTCATGTCGGACGAGACATGGATCAATGCGAAAAAGGCGGTGGAGCTTGGCTTTGCCGATGTGATCCTCTTTGATGAAAAACATGAGCCGGACAAGAAGGAGGATGAGCCTGATGATCCGGAGGAGGACAAGCCCGAAAAGCCCAACGAGGAAGGCGGTGACGAGGACGGGGATGAAAAAAAGGAAACAGAAAAGAAGCCGTTCAAGCTGGAATCCGGCGATGCCCTTTGGCAGTACAGTACCCGTATCATGGGGCAGACCATCTTGGGAAAGATCACCGCTTCCGCAGCACACGAAGGCACAGAGCCGCCCGATGACGGCAAGGCAGATGATGCCCAGAAACCTTCCGAGGAAGGGCTGACGGATACAGCACCGACTGTGACCGTCCCTGTGATCGGCATGGACGGTAAAACCGCAGACGGCGCAATGCCGTATGAAATTCTGAAACAGCAGCTTGCATTTTTGAGATAAGGCTGGCTGTATTTTTATGCGACACCGGATTTTATCCGGAGAAATGGAGAAAAGATATGAGCAAGATCATGGAACTTCGCAGTAAACGTAATACCCTGTGGGAGCAGACAAAGGCATTCCTCGAAAAGCACCGTGGTGAGAACGGTCTCGTGGAGGCATCCGCAGTTGAGCAGTACAACAAAATGGCCGGTGAGGTGCAGGCTCTCGGTGCAGAGATCGAGCGTCTGGAACAGCAGGCAGCCGTGGATGCGGCACTTTCCGCACCGACCAGCAAGCCGGTCACCAATGCACCTGGCGGTACGAAGAAGCAGGATACCGCACCGACTGCAACGGACGAGTACAAGTGTGCGTTCTGGGATATGATCCGCAACAAGGGCGACCAGTTTGCCGTGCGCAATGCCCTGAATATCGGCGAGGACACCGAGGGCGGCTACACTGTGCCGGACGAGTTCGAGCGCAGACTGATTCAGGCATTGGAGGAGAATAACATCTTCCGCCAGATGGCTACGGTCATCAAGACCAACAGCGGCACCAGAAAGATTCCTATCGCCAACGATACAATGGAGGCGCAGTGGATCGATGAGGGTGAGGAGATCCCGGAGACCGACACCAGATTCGGTCAGACAACCCTCTCCGCATATAAGCTCGGTACAATGATCAAGATCAGCAATGAGCTTCTGCACGACTCCGCTTTCGACCTCGCATCGTATATCGCTGCACGTTTCGGTGTAGCAATGGGCAATGCCGAGGAGCGTGCTTTCTTCACCGGTGACGGCGACAAGAAGCCCCTCGGTATCCTCGATGAGACCGGCGGCGCACAGCTTGGCGTGGAGACTGCATCGCAGACGGCGATCACCTTCGATGAGATCTTCAACCTCTACTACAGCCTGAAGTCTCCCTACCGCCGCAACGCACAGTTCGTCTGCAACGAGACCATTCTCCTTCAGCTCATGAAGCTGAAAGACAAGAACGACAACTACCTCTGGAAGCCGAGCCTTGATATCGCAAAGCCGGATACAATTCTCGGCAGACCGATCCGCACCTCTTCCTTCATGCCCGGTATCGCAAAGGGTGAGCGTGTTCTCCTCTTCGGTGACATGAAGAATTACTGGGTGGCAGACCGTCAGAACCGCACCTTCCGCCGTCTGAACGAGCTGTATGCCCGCACCGATCAGGTCGGCTTCCTCACCACGCAGCGTGTGGACGGCCGTCTGATCCTGCCGGAATCCGTCAAGGTTCTCAAGATGGCTGGAACAAAGGCTACTACGACTGGCGGTAACACCGGCGGCGGTGCAGGCGGCAACGGCTGATGAACGGAGGGCAGATAAGTGACTCTGATCTCACTGCCTGAAACAAAAAACTATCTCCGTGTAGATCATTGCGAGGATGACAAGCTCATCCTCACTCTGATCGATACGGCACAGCGGCTCGTGATGGATGTGGGGCGCATGAATGAAAAGCAGCTCGCGGAAAATGAGGAGACCTCCCGGCAGGCTATGCTGTATACTGTTTCGTACCTCTATGAAAACCGCAATACTGCTGATTATCATGCGCTGACGCTGACACTCAGGGCACTGTTATTCGCACAGAGGGAGGGCATCGTCTGATGGAGATCGGAAAACTGAATCAGCGCATCGCCGTCCTTGAAAATCATGTCAAAAAAGATGCGATCGGCAATAACAAGGCTCAGTGGGAGGAGGTGTTCTCACTCTGGGCATCTGTGACTGTATCCAATAACGGTGCTTCTGAGGAGACGGATACCGGCGTGACCAGAGCAATTCAGAAAATTGAGGTCATTATCCGACAAACTCCGCAGACGAAACGCATGGCATCGACCATGTACAGAATCCGCTTTGACGGTTTGGATTATGACATCAAGGGCATTGTGCCGAATTTCCAGACACAGGACTATATGAAGCTGATATGCGAATCACGGAAAGCAGGTGCGAAGGATGACATCTATTGACGATATGGCATCGGAGATCATGAAAGGCTTGACGGAATATGCGGAGCTTGCTGATACAGCGATGAAGAAGGCTGTCCGCAAAACAGCGACTGCCGTCAAGAATGAGATCTCCGCTAACGCTCCGAAAAAGTCCGGTCGTTATCAGAAAAGCTGGGCTGCAAAAAAGGTAAAGGAGAACAGCCATACACTCGAAATGACGGTGCATTCTAAGAACCGCTATCAGATCGCGCACCTGCTGGAGCACGGTCATGCGAAACGAGGCGGTGGCAGAGTTGCGGCGATTCCGCATATCGCTCCTGCCGAATCAAACGGTGAAGTTCTGCTCACAGAACTGATCGAAAAAGCCCTGAAAGGATAATGCGCATGACCTACGATGAAATTAACGAAATGATGCAGGAGATCGGGATGCCCTTTGCGTACCACCATTTCGCAGAGGGTGAAAGCCCCGAGCCTCCGTTTACAATCTTCCTGTCACCCGGCGAGAATACTTTCGGTGCAGACAACCTTATGTATTTCAGCTTTAAGCAGTTGAATATTGAGCTGTACACCGATGAAAAATCACCGGAAACGGAGGAGCGTGTGGAAGAAGTGCTGACACAGCACAACATCTATTACACAAAATCAGAGGTATGGATAGAGTCTGAACGGCTCTACGAAGTCCTCTATATCATGGAGGTATGAAAAATGGCACTTCAGAAAAACAAAGTCAAGTTCGGTCTGAACAAGGTTCATTATGCAAAAATCACGGCATGGTCGGAAGAGGGTGTGCCGACATTCGCAACGCCGGTGCGCCTGCCCGGTGCGGTGTCGCTTTCTATCGATGCCAACGGCGAGAACGAGAACTTTTTTGCCGATAACGGCGTGTACTATGTCATCAACAACAATGCGGGCTACGAAGGTGACCTTGAGGTGGCGCTCATCACCACTGATTTCGCCACTACGATCCTCGGTGAGCAGCTCGACAGCAAGGGTGTTCTTGTGGAGCGTAACGATGCCGAGACCTCGCAGTTTGCACTGCTCTTCGAGTTCAACGGCGACAAGAACCACATCCGTCATGTGCTGTACTGCTGCTCGGCATCCCGTCCCTCGACCGAGAGTTCCACTACGGAGGAGTCCACTGAGGTCAAGACGGAGACTCTCTCGATGAAGGCAACGGCACTTCCTGACGGCCTGGTGAAGTCCAAGACCTGTGAAAGCACAGATGAAACCACCTACAACAACTGGTACAATGCGGTCTATATGCCGACTGCCGCAACCAACAACAGCACCGGTACTCGTTCCACATCGACCAAGTCCGGCAGCACGACTGAGTAAGGAGGTACAGCATGGCTATTAAAAAGACGATTACCGTTGACGGTATCGAGGTTCCGTTCAAGGCGAGTGCGGCTGTGCCTCGCCTTTACCGTATCAAGTTCCGCAGGGATATCTACAAGGATTTCGCAGCCCTTCAGACCTCTGTGCAGGAGGGCGACGAGGAAGGCTCCAATCTCGACATCGAGAGCCTTGAGGTGTTCGAGAATATCGCCTACATCATGGCAAAACACGCTGATACGGAAAACGTCCCGGACAATCCGGACGAGTGGCTCGAAGCGTTCAACACCTTCTCCATTTACGAGGTGCTGCCGCAGCTCATTGAACTGTGGGGACTTAACGTGGAAACGCAGGCGGAATCTAAAAAAAACATCGAAAAACTGACCGCCCGATGACAACGCCCCTCTTCCTTCTCCGATGTGTGCAGATCGGGTTGTCCCTCTCGGAGCTTGATCTGCTCACAATCGGAGTCGTGAATGATATGTTCACGGAAAAGGAAAATGACGAATATGACGGCTGGCATGAGGTCGCTGGACAGGCGGATTTTGATGCGTTCTGATTGACTTTTTCTCCCTGCTGTGCTATAATTGACGATATCGAGGTTATTTCTAATTCAGTATCATTAGGCGGTATTTCTATATGGATTTGTTCAAATTACTTGTTCAGCTCTTTTTTAGTTGGATAGCAACTTATATCATATCAACACTGGTTCACGAACTCGGTCATGTAATCTGCGGATTATGTCACGGATGGAAACTATATCTGTTAGTTGTTGGACCGATGAAGATATACAGAAAAACACTTGATTCTGCTATCAGCATTGGAATTGAAAAGAATCCTATACTTTGGTGTGGCGTTGGCGGCACTCTGCCATCAAACAAATCAGAAGAAAACCTCAGAATATGGGCTAAAATCTTACTTGCTGGTCCGATCGCTTCAATTATTTTTGGGGGTGTTGCCGGAATCGGATTATTGTTTTGGCGTAATATTTTTATGCTTTTACTCTGCTTAACGCCTATTGCAATGGGTATTATGTGCGCCTTGCCCATGAAAATGAAAACAGGAATACTGTACAATGACGGAACCCGATATAAGCGACTGACTCATGGAGGGCAAGAAGAGCTTGAAGAAAAAGCGTTGTTTCAATTGGTAGAAATATCCATATTCGGTGGGGATAATCCGGTGTATCCAAATGATTTAATAGCCCCTCTGGTCGCTTCTAAGGATATTGAACTGAATTATTATGGTTTCTATTATTCATATGTAAACGCACTTAGGAACCATAATGCTGAAGAAATGAAAATCCAAATTGATCATATGGAAAGTATTAGGAATAAAGTTCCGAAAACAATCGTTGAGGATTGTCCGATAAATATGTGATCTTTCATAACTGAATCTGTTATAAGCACTTGCTCCGGCAGGTGCTTTTTTCATGCCCTCACGGAGGAGGTGAACCGCATGGCAAACAGAATCAAAGGCATCACCGTTGAGATTGGCGGCGATACCACCAAGCTGTCGAAGGCTCTGGAGGGTGTCAACAAAAACATCAAAAACACGCAGACGCAGCTCAAAGATGTAGAAAAACTGCTGAAGCTCGACCCTTCCAACACGGAACTTCTCTCGCAGAAGCACAAGCTCCTCGCCGATGCGGTGACGGCTACCAAAGAAAAGCTGGAAACCCTGAAAACGGCAGCAGAGCAAGCAAATCAGGCACTTGCCAACGGCGACATCTCGCAGAAGCAGTACGATGCCCTGCAGCGTGAGATCATCGAAACGGAACAGGAGCTGCAGAACCTCCAGCGTGAGGCGGAGGCTTCCAGCACGGCGCTTGCCAAGCTCGGTCAGGCGGGTGAAATGCTTGAAAATGCAGGCGGAAAGATCGCCGATGTGGGCAAGACGCTCACCACCCATGTGACTGTTCCCATTGCGGCTGCGGGTACAGCGGCGGTCAAGACTGCTGCGGACTTCGATGCCGCCATGAGCAAAGTCGCTGCTGTATCCGGTGCGACCGGTGATGAACTGGACGCGCTCCGGGATAAGGCTCGTGAGATGGGCGCAAAGACCAAGTTCTCCGCTTCCGAGGCTGCTGATGCCATGAACTACATGGCAATGGCGGGCTGGAAAACCGGCGATATGCTGGAAGGTATCGAGGGCATCATGAACCTTGCGGCGGCAAGTGGTGAAGATCTCGCAACCACCTCAGATATTGTCACGGACGCACTAACCGCATTCGGTATGAGTGCAGACGATTCATCTCATTTTGCAGATGTTCTTGCGGCGGCAAGTTCAAATGCAAATACCAATGTGTCCATGATGGGTGAAACCTTCAAATACTGCGCACCTGTGGCAGGTGCTCTGGGTTTTTCTTGTGAAGATACTGCGCAGGCGATCGGTCTGATGGCGAACAGCGGCATCAAGTCCACGCAGGCTGGTACGTCTCTGCGTTCCATCATGACTGCTCTTGCGGGCGATGTCAAATTCTGTGGTGATGCCTTCGGCGAAATGGAGATCGCCACCACCAATCAGGACGGCTCGATGCGTGAGTTGAACGACATTCTGGCAGACTGCCGTGTGGCTTTTGCGCAGATGTCGGAATCGGAACAGGCATCGGCGGCGCAGGCGCTGGTCGGCAAAAATGCAATGTCCGGCTTCCTTGCGCTGATGAATGCTGCCCCGGGAGATATTGACAAGCTACAGAATGCCATCGCAACTTGCTCAGATGAAGTGGACGGCTACAACGGTGTGACTGAGAAAATGGCGGCTGTCATGCAGGACAACCTTGGTGGTCAGCTCACCATTCTGAAATCCCAGCTGCAGGAGCTTGCTATCAGTTTTGGCGAAATTCTGATGCCTGCAATCCGAGCAATCGTCAGTAAGATTCAGGGGCTTATCGACCACTTCAACGCCCTATCCCCTGCTGCAAAGGAAACCATTGTGAAAATCGCACTGGTAGCGGCTGCACTCGGACCTCTCCTTGTCGTAGTCGGAAAAACGATGGTCGGTGTCGGCAAGCTGATGAAGTTTGCCTCCAATCTGCCGACCATGATCGCAGGAGCAAAAGCCGCATTTTCTTCCTTCGGGGCAGTCATCGGCGGAATATCCGCACCTGTCGTCGCTGTCATTGCAGTTGTCGCTGCACTGGTGGCGGCTTTTGTTCATCTGTGGCGCACGAATGAGGACTTCCGCAACAAGATCACGGCGATCTGGGAACAGATCAAGAGTATCTTTTCCGGCTTCTGTCAGGGCATCGTTGACCGCATTAATGCGCTGGGGTTTGACTTCAAAAATATCACCGAGGTCATCAAGGCTGTATGGGACGGACTCTGCAAGTTCCTGAAACCGGTCTTTGAGGGGCAGTTCCAGCAGATTGCAAATACCTTCAAAGCCGTGACAGACATTATCCTGAGTATTCTGGATATTTTCGTCGGCATCTTTACCGGCGATTGGAGCCGAGTGTGGGACGGTATCAAGGGCATCTTTGCTGCTGTATGGAATTTCATCAAGGATACGCTGAAAAATACGCTGAATATGATCTGCGGTATTTTCGGCACCGATCTTGGTGAAGTAAAGGACTTCTGGGTAGGCGTCTGGACGAGTATCAAGAACTTTTTCGTTAATATCTGGAACGGGATCAAGAGTTTTGTTAGCTCCGTCCTCAACGCGATCAAGAACTTTTTCACAACTATCTGGACGGGTATCAAGAACTTTTTTGTCGGTATCTGGACGGCGATTTATAACTCCGTCGCTGAAAAGATCAACCTGATCAAGACGGTTATTACTGTTGTCTGGAATGCGATTCATACAGCGATCAGCACGGTGCTGAATGCTATCTGGTCTGTGATTACGACTGTATGGCAGACCATTTACGACTTCATTTCTCCGTTGCTGGACGCTTTCAAGTATCTGTTTGAAACGATTTTCGAGGCAATTCATGTAATTATCAGCCGTGTGATGGACTGGATTCACGAAAAGATCACGGTCACATGGGAGACCATTACAACGATTGTTACTGTCATTCTTGAAGCTATTAGGACATTTTTCGAGACGATCTGGAATGCGATCTGTACAACGATTTCCACTGTGCTTGACACTACCAAGAGTGTGATTGAAACTGTATGGAACGCAATCTCCGGCTTTATTTCGGGAATCCTCAACGCTATCTGGTCTGTGATTTCTTCTATTTGGGAAAGCATCAAAAATCACATCACCAATACGCTGAACGCCATTCATGTTGTAGTATCAGCGGTGTGGAACGCTATATCCGGATTCGTCAGCGGTATCCTGAACACAATTTTTGCAACAGTCGCAAATATCTGGAATAACATCAAAAGCACGATCATCAATATCCTGAACGCCATTAAAACTGTGGTTACTTCTATTTGGGATAGCATAAAAACGGCTATATCTAACAAGATCACTGCGATAAAAACCACTATTGAAAACAGCTTCAATGCTGCGGTGAACTTCATCAAGAACCTTGCATCGCAGGCGTTCCAGTGGGGCGCTGACATCATCAACGGTATCGTCAACGGCATTAAGAACTGTATCGGCAAGGTTGCAGATGCGGTCAAGGGCGTGGCGAACAAGATCAAGTCCTTCCTGCACTTCTCTGTACCGGATGAGGGACCTCTTGCGGATTTCGAGAGCTGGATGCCGGACTTCATGCAGGGGCTTGCCGACGGTATCAACGCTAATGCAAATGTTGTAGGCGATGCAGTCAACGGCTTTGCAGGCGGTCTTGCTGAGAAAATCAGCAATGTGATTCAGAGCGCCCTGTCCAATGTAGTCACATCAGTGCAGGGCTTCATGGAACAGGTCTTTGAAACCGTGAAAACGGTCTGGTCGAACGCCAATGCTGCGATTGATGCAACAATGTCGCAGATCAGCAGCGGTATCACCTCCGGCTGGAAAATGATCGTCAGCACGATTAAAACGGCGCTTGAAAATATACGCAATGTCATCACGACCACATGGAAGGCTGTATATTCTGTTGTCTCCTCAGCACTGGACGGTATCAGGAAAATCGTCACGGCGGTATGGGCGGCGCTGAAGAACCTCATCAAAACGGGACAGCTTGACATCAAGTCAGTGGTGACGACTACTTGGGAAGCTGTATCCGGCGTAGTTCGGACAGCGGTCAATGCGATCAAATCCGTGGTGCAGGCGGTCTGGGATGCGATGCCGGATATCGTGAGAAATCCGATGAATCAGGTAAAGGACGCTGTGCTGTCTATCTGGGACGGCATCAAAAACGGCATCGGTGACAGGCTCGGCGGTGTGCGGGATGCGGTCACCAACGCCATGAATGCTGTGTACAGCGCAGTCATGGATAAGGTCAACAGCTCGTGGTCGTGGGGACGTGACCTCATGCAGAACCTCATCAACGGCATCACCTATATGCTCGGCAGCCTTATCAATACAGTGGCAGATGTTGCACGTTCCATCTGGGAATACCTGCATTTCTCCGTGCCTGAAAAGGGTGCGCTGACCGATGTGGAGGAGTGGATGCCGGACTTTATGAAGGGGCTGGCAAAGGGCATCGACAAGAGCAAGAAATATGTAGAAGCGGCTGTATCCGGTGTGGCTGATGCCATGACGCTGACGATGCAGTCCGGGTTGAGTGTTGATATGGACGGAATCTCCGTCGCAATGATGAACGGCACTCCCGCAGGAACGGTCATCAACAACTACAATAATGACAACAGCCGCACAGTGAATCAGACCAATAATAGTCCGAAATCACTGTCACGGCTGGAGATTTATCGTATGACACGGAATGCCCTTAATTCTTAAGTCATTCTATTGAATCAGTTATTGCTTCGATTACACTTGTTGAAATGTCAATAACCATATTGCAGTAATTCACATCTATTGTCAAATAATCACCTTCATTTTGTTTGTATATATTAAAAGCTTCGACATATTGCTTATCTGCGAGGCCATTATGATGAATATGAACATTACGTCTATTGATTGCCTCCCTTATTTTTTGAAATGCTTCTGTTCCTGCTCTGTCAAATATTGTACTATCCTTTTTTCTAAGAATTTCCAATAAGTCTTTTACATAGCACGATTTTAGAAGTGTTCCAATAAGGTACTCCTTAACTTCGTCAAAAGATGAAAATTTTGTAATTTCATGCGTTTTAAGTGTTTTATTATCGAAACATTCAGCCCATTCAAAAAATGAGTTGTTTAGCATAACTTGAAAAAGCTGGAATACACTGCTGTCGAAAAATGCCATTACTTGAATAAAACTTTGCTTATACAAATTGATGTGGTTTCTTGAATCGAGTAGATGTAAAAAATTAACAGTTCCAGTAAAAGCATTCACTCGTCTTTCAACTTGTTCATAATCGTTTTTTATCTTATAATAAAATGCTATTTCAATTAATTCTCTTATTCTATCGTGATTAGCATACAAGAAATGGAATTGTTCTCCATGGATTAAGTCACCTTTAGTAATGCACATAGCTTCTAATATTGTAATAGCAGATGAAAAAAGGCTTTCTTTATCTGTGACACCTTTTTCAATTTCGTTAATCAAATAATGAAGTAAATCTCCTTCAGCAGTTGGAGTCATGGGATTTACATTTGAATCAACAACAGGAATATTTATTTTCTCTTGTTCTTCACATAGCTTAATTATTACATTGTTAATCTGATCGATTATTTCGCTAATGTGAGACAAAAAGTATTCCTTTTCTGTTTCTTGTGGAAAAAACGACATCGTTTCATCTTTAGAAATTGTTTTCATATATGAAAAAGCCGTATTTTCCATTTGGCTTAAGAACTGCTTTACCTCTAATATGTTGTCATGATATTGATTTAAAACATTTTGGATTTCAAGCTCCATATTATTCACCTCACCCTTTTTATCATTATACATCAATCCCATAGAAAAATCAAGGAGGTGCAACCATGTATTTTACACTTATTCTTGAAAATGCCAACGGCGATCAGGTGGACATGACCGCCACAGCAAACCGATATATGACCTCACGGGTGGAGGGGCTGAATCCGCCGCCCGGAACGATCAGCACCTCCTCCTACGCGGGCATGGACGGAAGCTACCTGAACAATGCTTTCATAGAAAAGCGAAATGTCGTCATTTCCTTTGAGATGCGTGGTGTGGGCGTGGAAGCCCGCAGGCACCAGCTTTACAAGGTTGTGAAACCCTCCCGCTACATCAAGATTTACTACGCGACCGCAGGCATTGATGTATTTGCGGAGGGCTATGTGGAGAGCTGCGAGGTGCAGAACTTTGAACAGCTTACAACCGGGCAGATTTCTATTCTCTGCCCGGATATTTATTGGTATTCCACGACATCGGTCATGGCGTACTTCTCGCAGATCACCGGCGCTTTCACATTTCCGTTCCCGACGGAGGGCAACCCGGAGCCGTTCGTGCTGGGCAAATATAACACCCGGAACATGATGGAGATCATCAATGACGGCGACGAGATTGGCTTCACGCTGGTCATTGAAGCGCTGGAGGATGCGCGTTCTCCTACGCTGTATAATGCCGACACGGACGAATACTTGCAGATCACTGGCGACATTCTCGCAGGCGATATTATTACGGTGACGACAAAGACAGGTCATAAGACAGTAACGCTTGACAGAGGCGGCGTTAAGACCAACATCATCAACCGGCTTGTTTCCGGCTCAACTTGGCTGACACTCCGGGAGGGCAAGAACCGCTTCTACCTGCGCGGCACGGGACTGCAAAACCTGAAAGTCACTATTGTACACACGAACGCTTATCTGGGGGTGTAATATGCAGATTGAAGTTTATAAAATGGAAGCTACGGAGGACGCCCTCACGATTACCCTTGAGGCGGTCTGCGATACATTTTCCTCGCTGCTCTGGGATATTGAATACTACAAATGCGGCAGTTTTGAGGTGTATATCGCCGCCAATCCGCAGAACATTGAGATTTTTCAGACCGGCAGAATCGTCGGTCGTGATGACGATAACCAGCATTTCGGCATCATCGAATCGGTGCTGATCAATACAGATATTGAAAACGGCGACTACCTGACAGTGCGTGGTCGCTTTTTGATGTGTCTGCTGGAACGGCGCATCATTCATCCGACATACAACGTCACAGCGGCAAAGGCATACAGCGAGATCGTCCGGGAGGTCGTGACGCAGAATGCACTGCTCACGGATAACCGCAGGATTCCGGGGCTTTTCCTCGGAACGGTGTCCGGTGCTTGCTGGGAGCAGACCGCAACGCTGCAAATCTCATACACAAACCTCATGCAGTGGATGTATACGATCTGCGAGAAGCTGGGCGGCACGGCGAATATCCGGCTGGTGAAATCCTCCGGAGAGCAGTACCGCATGGTATTCGACCTCTCCGAAGGCGCTGACCGCAGCATCATGCAGGAGGATAATCCGCATATTATCTTTTCCGACGCATACAGCAATCTGCTCTCGTTCAGCTATGCCGAGGACAGCAGCATCCAGAAGAATTATGCCTATATCTTCGGTCAGGGCAAGGGCGAGGAGCGTAAACGCACCACATATTGTGACGGCGATGAGCCGACATACCTTGACCGCTATGAAGTGTATGTGGATGCAGACGATATTTCCGAGACAGAGCAAGTCGAGGGTGAAACGATACCGATTCCGGAGGAGAAGTATCTGGAACTGCTGAAAACAAGAGGCTCGGAACGGCTGGAATCTCCCAAGACGGCATCGGAGTCCGAGATTGCAGCAAACAGTACGCAGTATGTTTATAACCGTGATTATTATGTCGGTGATTATGTGACTGTGGAGCATAAACGGTTCGGCATGATACAGCCCTGCATTCAGCTCATCGGTATGATAGAGGGCTTCGACCAGAACGGGCGCAGCCTGACACCAACTTTCAAGGAGGCATGATATATGGCTTTTTACAGCGGTTTCTTCAATTCAAAGGGGCTTGACCGCACCTATACGGCGGAGGATTTCACATCGTATCTTTCGTCTATTATCTGTAATGGTATTCTCGATACCTACGGGCAGAACTTCAAACTGACACCAGCGAACAGCGGTCTTGGCGTGGTTCTCGGAACCGGCAAGGCGTGGATCGACGGACACTATTTCATCAATGACGCCCGATACAGCATCGACCTGACAAGCTATCAGGATGAATCGCTTCCGAGATATGTTGCGATTGCTATTCTCCTTGATGTGGGAGAGTCGGTGCGAAGTGTATCTCTTGAAATCACTCCCGGAACGCCTGCGGAGAATCCTTCTCTGCCTTCGCTGCCAAGTGACGAAAATAAAACTCGTTTGCTTATGTATGCTGTGCGCCTGAATCCGGGAGCAACAGACCTGACGGAACGTGACTGGTACGATTATCGTGAGGATAAGAACGTCTGCGGCTACTGCAAGTGTATTCTCGGCAAGTGCAAGGTGACGGAGCTGATGTCGCAGATGGCACAGCTTATCGCAGAGGTACAGGAGAACAACGAGACCATTGTTGAGCTGACCAATAAGGTCGAGCAGCTTGAGACAGAGGTTGAGGATATCGGGGACATTGTCTCTGCTGGTCAGTGCGGCGAAAATGCGTACTATGCGCTCTACTCCAATGGAAAGGTGCTTGTAAAAGGCACTGGCGCAATGTATGACTACGACCTCGAATCCAATCGTTCGCCGTTCTACCGGAACGATGCGGTGAGATCAGTCGTTGTTTCCGAAGGCATTACAACTGTTGGTGAGGATGCCTTTGAACGCTGTCTGAATCTGGAAACTGTATCTCTCCCGACAACGCTCACCTCGATTGGAAACGGCGCATTTATGCCTGCGGATGAATATCCGAGTGCAGCCGGAAAGCTGAACAGCATCACCATTCCTGATGCAGTTACAACGCTTGGCGGCGCTGTGTTCTGGGGTGCTGCTCTGACTTCTCTCACAGTTCCTCATAATGTAGCGACGGTTGGAAAGTATGTGTGCCGTGATTGTACGCGGCTGACATCAGTCCGATATGAAGGCTCCGTGATCGGCGGCTTTATGTTCGTTAACTGCACAGCTCTCACGAGCTTTACAATGGCGCACACGGTCACAACAATCGGTGAACACTGCTTCAATTACTGCGGCGCACTTGAAACGATCACTTACGAAGGCAGTCTTGCGGATTGGGCAGCAATCACAAAGCAGAACAACTGGGACGGCAAAGGCGGCATGGAAGTTGGACAGTCGGGGCTTACCCGTATACAGTGCCTTGACGGATTTATGGAATGGGATGATGAGAATCATGAATGGACGGAGGTGCATGAATAATGTGGAAATTCCTTGTAAAAAACCAGAGCATCGAGGTGTTGGAGCGTGAGGTGCTGGCGGATCACCAGATCCAGTATGTACAGTTCAAATTCACCTTTGACGGCGACTGGCGGCGCTTCCATAAGGTCGTGCAGTTCTCGCAGTGTGACGAGACCTATAATATCGTCCTCGGCACTGATGGCACATCGATGTATCTGCCTGCGGAGCTTCATGTGGGTGCGGCAAAAATGTCGGTATTCGGCTACGATACCGAAAGCGACACGACTGTTCGTGCAACGACTGTGCCGGTTACGCTGAATATCCGTCCTTCCGGTTTCGTCGGTGATGATGAACCGCCCATTCCGCCGACGCCTGATCTGTATGCGCAGCTTCTGAAGAAGATCGAGGAAGCGGGACACGGCGCTGACGGCAAATCTGCCTATGAGATCGCGGTGGCGCATGGCTATGTTGGCACGGAAACCGAGTGGCTGGCATCGCTCAAGGGCGAACCGGGTGAAACACCGGATATGTCGGAATATCCGAAAACATCTGAGATCACGACTATTGTCGAGCGCGAGATTGAGGCAGCAACCGGAGATTTTCATTCTCATGCGAACAAGGCAACGCTGGATGCTTTTACACCTGAACTTCTACAGGAGCTTTCCGGCTTGCAGCAGTTTGAGGATTCCACCAATTACGATATTCATGATATCCGTGAGGCACTTCTTCCGATCAGCTCTGCGGCACATACACATAACAACAAGGATGTCCTGGACAGCATCACGCAGGAAATGCTTAACGGTATCGCACAGGCACATACACATCACAACCTCACAACGCTGAACGGCATCACGGATTCTCATGTTTCACGCTGGGAAGATGCATACACCGCAGCAATGAATCTGAATGAGCGTGTCGGTGTCAATGAGGGCGTGTTTGAGCGCTTCAAGACCGAGATTCTCTATGATATGCAGGGCTGCCGCACATCTATTTCGGATATCCTTACCCGGCTGTCTGCCGTGGAGACTGAGCTTTCCGGCGTAGAGACTGCACTTGCGGCTATTGTGGAGGTGACGACATGAGCATTGCAAATTATCTGACGGCACTGGATGCGCAGCGTGACCAGCTTGCGAGAAATCTCGTGACAATGGGTGTGCAGGCTTCGGAGTCTGAAAAGATGAATACCCTCGTGCCGAAGGTGCTGCAGATTCCGACATCACAACCGGAAACGACACTGTTCCATTCCGGCAGTGATGCGCTTCAGACCTACGGCGAACTGCTCTACACCTATTATGTGGACGGCTACCGCAGCCTGTCCGGATTCGCAGACATTTACCCGAATTTCTGCTGCGCTGAAAACGATTATGCGATCTACTACAACCAGCCGGACTTCAACTGGGGCGCAACCATTTACACCATGTGTATTACTCCGGTGCGCATCACGCCTGCGAAGAAAATTCTGCTCTGCTATAATTCAGGCAGCACGGACATCGGCGAGATGTGGCTGGTACGCAAGGCAGCGACGGAGCTTTCGCCTGCGGAGACTGCAAGATACATTCACGAAAAAGTCAGCGGCGGCGAAGCAATTTCCATTCCGTTCGGCTGGCTCGGTTCGGTCGGCAACTTCATCACCGTGCTGCACGACTGCGGCAGTGTATCTGCTGACGAATATTATCTCGCATGGAAAGCGGTGACAGACAATACAAGCCCGATGATCAGAACGGTCAAGGTACTGGAGGTGACAACATGAAAGGAAGTATCTGTACGGTGATCGGTGCAATCGGCGGCGGCATTGCAGCGCTGTTCGGCGGCTGGGATTCTGCGCTGGTGACGCTCATCATCTTCATGGGCATTGACTTTGCAACCGGAATGATTACCGGCGCAATGGGCAAGTCCAAACACAGCAAGACCGGAAAACTCAATAGTAAGGCTGGCTGGTACGGGCTTGCGAAGAAGGGCAGCATCCTCATGCTCATTATTGTGGCGGTGCGTCTGGATATTCTTCTCAATACGAATTATGTGCGTGATGCGGTCTGCATTGCGTTCTGCGTCAATGAACTGCTTTCCATCGTGGAAAACACATCGCTCATGGGCATTCCGTATCCGCCCGCACTGAAAAATGCCATTGAAGTGCTGCAGAAGCAGACCGGCAGAAAGGATGATAACGATGATTAAGACCTACAACTATACCGACAACACGCAGCTCTCTCCGCACTTCAATGCGCAGGAGTTCCGCTGCAAATGCGGCAAGGCACATGATTTTCAGATCGATGATGATCTCATCACAAAGCTGGAGGCGCTCTATTCTACGCTGAACTGTTCAAAGATCATCGTCACCAGCGGTTTCCGTTGTGCTGCTCATGATAAGGCAGTCAAAGGCAGCGGCACGGGACAGCATACACGCGGCAAGGCGGCGGACATCTGCTGCTACGGGCAGAACGGTCAGCCGATCTCCAGCAAGACGGTCTGCTGCAAGGCGCAGGACACAGGCTTCACCGGCATTGCGAATATCACTGCGGCATATATCTACACCCATGTGGATGTCCGCCCTAATGGTAAGTGGTACGGCGATGAAGTTCACAGCAACGGCTCTGTGACCGATGATTTTTACAAG